TCAATTGGTATCCTCGTCATGTAACTGTTCGAGTGTACAACGACATGACTGGACTAAAGCAGGATATTACTCTGCCAAAAGAGCAGGTTGCCATTGTGGAGAATCCGCTCTATACAGTAATCAATGAACCGAATTCGACAATGCAGCGTTTGATTCGAAAATTGAATCTTTTGGATGCTGTAGACGAACAAAGTAGTTCTGGTAAATTGGATTTAATTATCCAGTTGCCCTATGTGATCAAGTCTGAAGCGCGTCGTCGACAAGCTGAACAAAGGCGAGCGGACATAGAAAAGCAGCTATCGGGAACAAAGTATGGTATTGCTTATACCGACGGTACAGAGCATATCACACAATTGAATCGTTCTGTTGAAAACAATCTATTGAAACAGATTGAATATTTAACGAGTATGCTATACAGCCAGTTAGGTATCACTCAGAGTGTCTTAGATGGAACAGCAGACGAGAAAACGATGCTGAATTACAATAACCGAACAATCGAACCGATTATCTCGGCAATTGTTGATGAAATGAAACGAAAGTTTTTGACAAAGACGGCTCGCTCTCAAAACAAATCCATCAAATACTTCACAGATCCGTTCAAACTGGTTCCGGCTTCTGAACTTGCTGAAATCGCAGACAAATTAACAAGAAATGAAATCGCGGCTTCAAATGAAATCAGACAGTTGATTGGATGGAAACCGTCTTCTGATCCGAAAGCGGACCAGCTTAGGAACAGTAATATTAACCAGTCAAGCGAAGAGATTGCAGCGATACCAGAGGAACAGAAAGACAATAGTACGAACACGGGTCGATCTACAGCAACTTAAAACTATAAATAGGAGGTACAAATCAAAATGAAGTACGATTTCGGTGGCTGGGCCACGAGAAATGATTTACTTTGTGCCGATGGACGAACAATCAAAAAAGATGCGTTCAAGGCACAGAATGGTCAGACAGTTCCACTTGTATGGAATCATAACCATAATGATCCCAACAATGTTTTGGGATTGGCTCATCTTGAAAACCGTGATAGCGGCGTATATGCCTATTGCGAATTCAATGACAATGAGTCAGGAAAGACAGCAAAGGAATTGGTAAGACACGGCGATGTTCGTTCGCTTTCCATCTTTGCAAATCAGCTGAAGCAGGCTGGAAGTGATGTAATTCATGGAATCATTCGGGAGGTAAGTCTCGTTCTTGCAGGCGCAAATCCTGGAGCTTTTATCGATGATGTGATTGCTCATGGCGATGACGCGGATGCTGGTATCATTCTTGGATACGACGAGAACATTGTCCTTTATCATTCCGACGATAAGTCTGATAAAGATGAGAATTCAAAGGAAGACAAAAAGACCGGAGAAGAAGATACGCCGGATGATAAGGAAACCGTTGAAGACGTATTCAACACGCTTACCGAAAAGCAGAAAACTGTAGTGTATGCATTAGTCGGAATGGCAAAAGGCGAGAAGCCGGACGATAACGACGATGACAAAGAAGATGATGAATCTAAAGGAGGAGAAACCACTATGAAACACAACGTATTTGACAACGATCAGCAGTCTACCAGAGAAGTATTATGCCATGCTGATCAGGAAGCAATTCTGGATTTGGCTAAGAAAAACAATGTCGGAAGCTTCCAGGCAGCTCTCGCAATTTATGCCGAGGAGAATTCCCTTCAGCATGATGCTGTTAGCGGAGGATTTGTTCAGACTGGAACTGGAAATGTTACCGAGTTGTTCCCGGAATATAAGGATGTGCGTCCGGGTGCGCCGGAACTGATCACTTCCGATCAGGGATGGATTTCCGTAGTAATGAGCAAGGTTCACAAGAGTCCTATTTCCAGAATCAGAACCAGCCAGGTTGACATTCGTAACATCGATGCTCTTCGTGCAAAGGGTTATGAAAAAGGTAAAGCAAAGCAGCAGGTTGGAAACCTCAAGCTGGTAAGACGTACCACCGATCCGCAGACCATTTATGTAAAGAATGCTCTGCACAGAGATGACATCGTAGACATTACTGATTTCGATTATGTTCAGTATCTCTACAACATTGATCGTTTGATGCTGAACGAGGAGCTGGCTACGGCTATCATGCTGGGTGATGGTCGTGAGGATGGCGACGAAGGCAAGATCTCAGCAGATCACATCAGACCGATTTGGCTGGATGATGAACTGTACACTCTGCATGTTGACTTGGATGCTGATGCAGCTAAGAAGGAGCTTCAGGGTTCCAATACTTCGCTGAACTTTGGCGAGAACTACATTCGCGCTGAGGCTATGGTGAATGCCGTGCTGTACGCGAGAGAGAAGTACAAGGGTACTGGTACGCCGGATCTGTTCATTACGCCGCATGAGCTGAATGTTATGCTTCTGGCTCGCGACAGAAATGGTAGAAAGATCTACGCTTCTAAGGCTGAGCTTGCTTCTGCACTGAATGTTGGCGATATCTACACTGCTGAGCAGTTTGCAGGAAAGACCCGTACTACTGAGGACGGCAAGACCAAGAAGCTTCTGTCCATCATTGCAAACCTTGCTGACTATTCTCTGGGCGCAACCAAGGGCGGCGAAGTAACTCACTTCACTCAGTTCGATATCGATTTCAACCAGGAGAAGTCCCTGCTTGAGACGAGATGCTCTGGATCACTTACCAGAGTATACTCTGCGATTGCAGTAGAAGAGGATGTCACGGTTACAGCTTCTGAGGCTGATTCCGAGTAAAGGAGAAAATTCAAAATGAGCAAATTTTTTGGAACAATCGGTTACGCCGTTACGGAAGAAGTTCGACCGGGGGTATGGGCTGACACAATTGTCACCCGGGATTACTACGGCGATCTGACCCGAAACACTCGACAGATGCAGACATCTGACAATCTCAACGATAACCTCAACATCTCAAACGAGATTAGTATCGTAGCCGATCCATTTGCTCGTGAGAACTTTCATTCTATGCGGTATGTCCAGTTTATGGGTGCTAAATGGAAAATTACCAATGTTGAGGTTCAGTATCCTAGACTGATTTTAACGGTAGGAGGTGTGTATAATGGGCAACAGGCGTATGAAACTTCATGACATGTTATGTGAGATTCTTTCCTGCCCCGTTAAGGGCGAGAATTGTAGAGCCTACTTCCAACCACCTGCTTCTGTGCAAATGAAATACCCCGCCATTGTTTACGGTCTTAACGATGTTGAGAATACGTTTGCAAATGACGGGGTTTATTTATCGGTAAAAAATTATTCGGTAACTGTTATCGATAAAGACCCAGACAGTGAACTTGTCGATAAGGTGTTATTGATTCCGACATGCCGATTTGATCGGTCGTACAAAAAAGACAACTTAAATCACTATGTATTTGAAATATTCTTTTAAGGAGGAACAAAAATATGAGTAAAAAACTTGTTTGGGATAAAACAGGTGAACGCCTCTATGAAACCGGTGTAAGTCAGGGCGTTCTTTATCCGATTCAGACCGGAGGTGTTTATACCAAAGGTGTTGCATGGAACGGTTTGAGCAGCGTAACCGAAAGCCCTTCCGGAGCAGAGGCTTCACCCGTTTATGCAGATAACATTAAGTATCTTAACCTGATGTCCGCAGAGGAATTTGGCGGAACCATCGAAGCCTACATGGCTCCCGATGAGTTTGCGGAATGTGATGGTTCTGTGGAAGTTGCTCCCGGCGTTTATGCTGGTCAGCAGAGTCGTAAGGTATTCGGTTTGTCGTACAAGACACTTCTTGGAAACGATGTGGATTCCAACGATTACGGCTATAAGCTTCATCTGGTATATGGAGCATTAGCGTCACCTTCTGAGAAAGGCTATTCAACCGTAAACGACAGTCCGGAAGCACTTTCACTTTCTTGGGAATTCAGCACCACTCCGGTAGAGGTTACCACGGAAGTAAATGGCAAGAAGCTCAAACCGGTAGCACTTCTGACCTTCGATTCTACGAAAGTGGATGCTACAAAGTTGGCAGCTTTGGAGAACATTCTTTATGGTAGCGATGGAGAAGACGGCACAGAAGCAAGACTTCCACTTCCTGATGAAGTAATTGAGCTTATGAAGGCAGCAGGCTAAGAAAACAGCCACAACACAATAATCACAAATGGAGTCGTATTCAGTTAGGCTGGCGACTCCTTTTTATTTGAAAGGAGAAAGTTTTATGTTAAAGAAAACCATGACTTATACAGATTACAACGGAGTTCAGCGTACGGAGGATTTCTATTTTAATTTATCCAAAGCTGAAGTTACAGAAATGGAAATGGGTACTGCCGGAGGGCTTGCAGAAATGATTAAGGCTGTTGTCGACGCAAAAGACGCACCGTCGATTATTAAGATCTTTAAGGATCTGATTCTGAAAGCTTATGGCGAGAAAAGCCCGGACGGAAAGAGACTCATTAAGTCAGAGGAATTGTCCACCGCATTCTCTCAGACAGAAGCGTACAGTGATTTGTTTATGGAGCTTGCGACGAACGCAGATGAGGCTGCTAAATTTGTAAACGGAATCATCCCGAATGCTCCGGAACAGAAAATAACAGCAGCGATTCCGACAGCAACTTCCAATTAAAAGAGAGGTAATGATAGATGCTCAGAATTACGATACCATCTGCCGAACTTTGGGATGAGGCTCGACAGGAGTTCGTCCATACAAAGCCGCAGACTTTGCAATTAGAGCATTCATTGGTCTCAATTTCAAAATGGGAAAGTAAATGGAACAAAATCTTTCTCTCAAAGGAAGAGAAAAGCATTGAAGAAACCATCGATTATATAAAGTGTATGACACTCACCCAGAATGTTGATCCTGAAGTATACAACTATTTAACGAATCAGAATATTCGAGAAGTTAATCAATACATAGAGGCTCCGATGACTGCTTCTACTGTTCCGGAAGATAGAAAACTTCCTGTCAGTAGAGAAAGGGTTTCATCGGAGCTTATTTATTATTGGATGATTTCTCTTAACATTCCGTTTGATTGTCAGAAATGGCATTTAAATCGGTTGCTTATGCTTATTCGGATTTGTAATTTCAAGAATCAGAAACCGAAGAAACGGAGCAGACGCGACCTTTATAGCCATCACGCTGCGATAAATGCAGCAAACAGAAAGAGATTCAATTCGAAAGGATGACGGATATGAGTAATAGTAGTTTGATTTCTTATACGAAACTCAGCCCAAACCATTCTGGACAGAGAACGCACTCGATTGATCGTATTACCCCGCATTGTGCGGTTGGTCAGCTTTCAGCAGAAAGTATCTGCGGGTGCTTTGTAAGCTCATCCAGTGGTGCAAGCTGTAATTATGGCATCGGCACAGATGGTCGTATTTCTTTATGTGTGGATGAGGATAACCGCTCTTGGTGTTCTTCTAATAAAGCAAACGATCAGAGAGCCGTCACAATCGAATGTGCAAGTGATAAAGTTCATCCATATTCAATGAATGATTCTGTTTATGATTCACTCATTAACCTTTGCGTGGATATCTGCAAGCGAAATTTCAAGACTAAACTTCTTTGGCTCGGTAATAAAGAGAAAACATTAGCTTATTCGCCGAAAGATGATGAAATGGTGTTAACTGTTCATCGCTGGTTTGCGAATAAATCGTGTCCAGGAGATTGGCTGTATTCGAGGTTGGGTGACTTAGCAAAGACAGTTACAGAAAAACTTGGTGGTGCATCTGCAATAGACACAACAACAAATAATGAACAGATTATTTGGAATTTCTTTAAAGGAAAAGGTCTGAATGACTTTGCGATAGCAGGTATCATGGGTAACCTTTATGCGGAGTCTGGACTGAGATCCACAAATCTGCAAAATTTCTACGAGAAGAAGTTGGGGTACACCGACGAGAGCTACACCGCTGCTGTTGATGACGGTTCATATTCCAATTTTGTGAAAGATAGTGCCGGTTACGGCTTGGCTCAGTGGACATATTGGAGCAGGAAGCAGTCTTTGTTAGAATACGCACAGTCGGTTGGAAAATCTATTGGAGACCTTTTCATGCAGCTTGATTTCCTATGGAAAGAAATGCAGACATACAAGACCATGATTACATCGCTAAGCACAGTGACATCTGTTCTCGAAGCATCAAATATTGTTCTATTGCAGTATGAACGTCCGGCTGATCAAAGTGAAACAGTTCAGAACAAGCGGGCGAGTTATGGCAATGTTTATTACAATAAATACGCTATTGATGCATTTAAAGTAAAAGTCAATATTGATTCCCTTCGTATACGAAGAGGGCCAGGTACAAACTACGACTTTACTGGTGCATACACTGGAAAGGGAACTTTTACTATTGTTGAGGTTCAGAATGGAGTTGGTTCTGAAACTGGTTGGGGCAGACTGAAATCCGGTGCTGGATGGATTAGCCTGGATTTTGCAACAAAGTGTTAGGAGAACAACATGATAACTTTCAGACAAAAGGGTGACTTCTCTAAGCTTACCAAATTTTTGGAGAGAGCAAAGGAGTGTGTTCATCTTGGCGACCTCGACAAGTATGGTCGAGAAGGGGTGGCTGCCCTTGCGTCTGCGACGCCGGTAGATACGGGAAAGACCGCAAGTTCGTGGCGGTACGAGATCAAGCAAGGGAGAAGCTCCGTGTCAATCGGTTTTTACAACACGAACATTCAAAATGGAGTTCCAATAGCCATTATTTTACAGTACGGTCATGCGACCGGAAACGGAGGCTGGGTACAGGGG